NTAGTTTGTCTTTTAAATCTATGTTTACGTTGGCGACAATGTTGTCCATAAATCTTTGGACAGTCTCGCCCCACGTTTCTCTACGACCTTCATCGTCCATCCACCTAGCGTAACGTGATGTCGCAATAAATGTCTGGTAGTCTGTTGGTAGGTTGGTGTTATTCATTTCTTTACTTTCCATAGTGGTATCTTTCCTCTCACAATATCAACATAATCTTTGTCGTCTATCGACGAAACAGAACTCGAATTATAGCACGTGCTATCCACAGAAGCAATAAGTTTTTGTAAATACCACTCAGCTTTTTTCAAGTCTTCCACAGGTTTACCTTTGTAGGTGTAACGCCACATGTATTTCATTACGTTACCTTTTAGATAACCTTGAAACTCTTGCTCTGACATAGAAGCTTCGATAGCTTCGATACACTCTACACCCTTTGTGTTGTAGTGTGATGGACTGTTGACAACATCTTCGTCATTGGTTGCCATGTCCAAGGATTGCATTGATTCTCTTTCTGACATATTCTACCTCTCCTGATTTCAAAACTTTAAATGCAAAGTCTCTCATGTATTCTGGGTCTACCCCAGCGTGGCTACAGACTTCTTCAAAGTCCTCTGCCGTTGTTCCGTATGATGCAAAGAACCAAGCCCTTGCTCTGTCTCTTTCTAGCATCACGTTGTTAGGTTCGCCTGGATACTCTGGCTTGGTTGCGTCAAGCATTGCCTGTAGTATTACGCACAAGAACAATGTCTGCTCTGGTGATGATGGTTCAGGTCTGAACTCGTCTGTGATTACATTTATACTAGTCTGTTTCATACTGATTGTCAAGCCATTCTTCTGGGATGCCATCAGATAGCTTACACCACCTAAATCCATAACGCTCACACCAGTCGGCATAAGTCATGCGTCCACCTTTTTGTAGTTTGTTACTGGGCGTTTGAAATACAAAGCGTATATCGTATTCGGGATGTTGTTTCTTAATGAACAGATGTTTCTTTCTGTCCTCAAGCATGAACCTACCTTTAACTTCTAACACAACTCCGTTAGGTAACACGAAGTCAGGGATATATTTTTTATCTTCACGCCATTCGTATTCTATTTTATAAGGCTCGTACTCAAACTTGACTTTAAATTTATGTAATTGTTCTGCGGCTTGATACTCAGCTTCTGATTTATATTGATGCTTCTTTTTTCTTGTCATTATTAAATAGGTATCTCCTCTACATCTGGTGTCTTGGAAACCTGTGTTAGATATCGAACACCATTAGAATACTTGAAAGCTCGTAGGTTATCCCAACACTTAGTCTTGTACCCACAGAATACACAGCCAATAGCCAGCTTACGATTGCCTGACTTGCCATCAGGTACATCGTTGTAACAACGTGGTGGTGGTGTGTCGGTATCCAAAATCCCCTTTAGATAATTAACACGAGCATTCGCATCAATCATTTCTAGGTCATGCACTTTGGTAATAGCAAGCTCACCACTGTTCTTATCAATAGCAAAGAAAGCCGCCTCTGTGTCACCACGCTTCGTAGCATATGCGCTTATCTGTGAGATGTAACCAAAGGGGTCATCGTCTGATAGCTTGTTATCCTTAAACTTCTTGAAAGCAAAAGACGAAGCAGACTTGATGTCAGTCAACACACCATCAATAATACAATCCTGATGTCCTAACACACCCTCAACTGTAACCTCATCCTGTTCACCTTCAACAGTATGTCCTGCACTCTTGGTTAAAAGAATTAGGACAGCCTCCAACAGATGACCCATAAGGAACTTAATCCGAGTCTGTCCGTCAATAGACTGCCCTTCGACACCCTTTACTCCAAACCAGATTTGACGGTCTGGCTTACCGATTTGAGAAAGACGTAAGTTCGTCTTGCCTTCACGCTCTCCCTCTTGGAGTATAATGGACGCAGCCTCACGCACTTGAGATGCAAAGTCATCAAGAAACTTTTGCATATCTTTCTTGTCTGTATCCACCCCTTCTTCTAGCATAGCACAGATGTCAGGTATAAGTGTGTCTATATTCTTTTTCATTTTAAATTTTCCCATAAGGCATATATTAACAGCAATACAAATGCCTAGCATAAAGTATGTGTATATATCCATAATTACCTCACAAAGTAGTTGTGAATGAACTTAATTATTTTTTCTTGCCAGTCTTTCAACCACTCTGCACGAGGGAAGCCATAGCCTAATATGAATGCGGCAGCACCAACTGCAACTAGTTCTGCGATACCTGATGAGTACATTGACATTTAAATAATCTCCTAATAAAAGCGATAGCGTCCCCGTCCTCGTAGCTATCCCAAGAGCCAATAACTGATGCTCTCACCCGTTTGTTTAGTCTGTTATACCTTAGAAGGGTACTTCGTCACTAGTCATTGCGTTGTTAGATGCTGATGCGCTTTCGGTAAAGCCACCTTCAACTACGTCTAAGTCTTCGCCGTATGACACAAGGTCAACGACTTGAACTTTCTTGAGGATGCCAGATACACCAGACTTACCATTCATCTCCCAATTGAAAGGAGTGTACAGTACGTTTACTGTGCTACCATTACCAATGAGTTGCTTGGTAGGATTCTTCTGTGCATCAACCACAACAGGTGCTTCGTTCTCTGTACCATCACGGCGTTTGACACGCTGACGAATGTGTACAAAATCACCACGCTCATCACCTTTGTTTTTGATAGTCAAACCATCGGCTTGGATAGCCTCACGATTGTTGTCATCAACAAGGATGTCAATGCCCCACTCTGGTTCGAATGTTGTGTTTGGTTGTTGGACGCTTGCCCAATATGCTTTACCTGTAATAACTGTCATTTCGTTTTAATCTCCGTATAATTTTCGGTGTCGGTAGCACCATTGCCAGCCGACTATTATATAGTAACTCAACTCGAATCATAAGTCAAGAACTTTTTTTAGTGTGTCTCTGCCCAAGTCTTTCCAAGTTTATATTCACTGTCAAGTGGGCATCGAACTTTCAATGATTGTTCTGTAAGTTTCATTGCTGTAGCTGTAATACTACCAAGTTCTTCTGCATGTTCTTTACGCACCTCGAACTGGTATTCATCATGTATGCTTGCAACAAGTTTGTAATCAAGCTTACGCTTAGTGGCTTCAATCGTAATAAACTTCAACCACTCCTTACAAACAATAGCACCTGCACCTTGCAGTAACAGGTTCATTGCAGCATGAGCTTGGCGAACACGTAGTATGCGTCCATCCAGTCCCATGATATACCCTCGTGAAGCAAGCTTGTCAACCTTGTGACGTAGCGTCTTCAACGCTGGCATATTATTTAGGAAGTTGTCAATCAGCTTCTGTCCATCTCTGGCTGTGCCGTTAACAATCTGTCCAATCTTTGCAGCACCAGCCCCATAGATAAATGCGTAGATGAATGTCTTTGCATTGTCTCTTGTGGGTAGTCCTGCCGCACGTTGGTTGGCGGTGTGAACATCACCCTCAACAACCTCTCGTGTGAAGTCTTTATCATTTAGATAGTGAGCAAGCATTCGTAACTCTAATGAGCTTGCGTCGCTACCAAGAAGAATATAATCATCAGAGCTAGTAGTCCATACATCTCTGCACTCCTTTCCATAGGGCGAATACACAGCAGGTATCTGTGCCATGTTAGGCGATGTGTGTGCCATCCGTCCTGATATTGTTCTAAGTGTTAACACCTTGCCGTGAACCTTGCCATCATCATCAACATGTTCTAGCCACGACTTAATTTGTGATGCACGTTTCTCAAGCATAAGGTATCGTGCAATCAATTTAGCTTCGGGTATGTCAAGTTTCTCTAACACTTCCTCTGCTACAATCGGCTGACCTTTCTCTGTGTGCTTCTGTGGTTGCCAGCCTAAGTCCATAAGGCGTTCTGCAATCTGCTTACGTGATGCAGGGTTGAACACAGTCACCTTATCCTTTAGTCTGTTGCCTGTCTTCTCAGAGTATCGGTGTTCTACGATAGGATGGAACACATCCTGTAGCTGTTGTTTAATTTGTTCTGACTCATCGGTTAACTTTGCAAGTAACTGCATGGCCTTTGGTTCATCAAGCGAGAAACCATTTTGCTCCTGCTTGTCTATGATAGCACGTATCTGATGCTCAAGCTTTATACTGCGTGGACTAAACTTCTTTAGTTCTGGCACTAGTGTAGTGTACACCTTTGCTGTCAACTCTACATCACGAATACAATACTTCAACATCTCGTCACTGTATCTTGAGAAGTCCTCGAACTCAATCTTAGCAAAGCCTAGTCTCTCACCCCATGACGCAAGTGAATGACCACCTTCA